GTATGACCTCCTTCACCCGTTCAAGGTTGTCTGGAGCCGCTCCTAGTGTCTAGAACAGCAATTCGCGAGGCAATCAACACCTACCTGACCAACGCGGGCCTGCCGTTTCTGGCCTCGGTCAAGTCTTTCCCGGCCAAATTCACCCCTGAAATGGAGTTCTACCAAGGCGAGGACCCCGGGACGCAGGACGGCGTGTTGATTTACCTGTACGTTGAGAGTCAGCGGGAGCGCCGAATTGCTCTAGGCGGCGCTCATTCTGGCGAAAAACTTGTCGATTACACGTTTATTCTCAACTGTTTCTTCCGCTCGACCAAGCGAAAGACAGAGGACGTTGGGGCGGACAATGAGACGTTCTTGGACGCGCTGGTGGCCGCGATTCGCGCCGACAGGCAGGCCGGAGCCCCGGGCGTCATCTTTGAGTGGGGCGAAGGAGCCGGATTTGGTGGCCCGGACATCGAAATAACGTCATACTACCCGCGAACCCTGAATGGCGCGGGCTCCGCAACCCAAGTATTCTCAACTGTAAGAGTCTCGGTGTCTGAGATTCTCCAAGCGTAGGAGCAGGAACATGGCTAAATTCACGTACAACGACAGCGTGGAGCGCGTTTATCCATACCTAGTGGTAAATGGCGTGTCGCTCACCGCGGAGCCGGGCCAGACCTATGACCTAGACGCCGACCCCGGAGATGGCCGCTGGACCGCCGCGTCAGCGCCAACGCCTCCCGTTGTCCCTCAGACCACTCTAGATTCGCCCGTAAGCACCGCAACGGCCGATGCTGGACCGACCGCAACCCCCGCAAACTAAGGAGCACCTAAATGCCTATTACACCCTTTCTAACAGCCAACAGCCTCCTCGGCCTTGCTCCTGAAATCGTTTCGGGCTCGGGAACTCGTGGAACGGTCAATACATCGGCCACGGCTCAGTGGATTCCCGTACAGACGCCTCAGGTCACCCCGCTCCAGAAGTTCTTGCGTGACGAGGCCCTCCGCGGCTCCCCAACGGCTGTGTACGACCAAGTGGCCGGGGTCCGCAACGACACGGTGGAGTTCAAGAACTACCTGTATTCGGACACGTTCGGCGCGCTCGTGAAGGCCGTTCTCGGTGGTACGGACACGCCTACGACAGCGGGCTCCAACTACATCCACGCTCTCAAGTTGCTCAACAGCGCCTCGACGGGCTCTCAGCCGTCCTCGTACTCCATCCTTGACTTTGACGGGGCCAACTATTTCCTGATTCAGGGCGCTCAGGCCGACAGCCTGATGTTGTCTTTCGGCGTGGAAACTCTGGCCGAAGTCACTACCAAGTGGATGGGAAATCCATACGTAGCCAGCACGACCTACTCGACAGCCCCGTTTGCGTCACCCTCGTTCGCCACGAGCGAACACGCGATTCCATCGTGGGACGCTGTAGCGGTCATCGGTGGGACCTCGGCCGCCAACGTAGTCTCTGGAGAATTCAACCTGAACCGCAAGACACAGCCCGTATTCACGCTGGGCTCGCAGGCCCCTAGCGTCAATTTCGCTGGGCCTTTGGAGGTCACCGGCAAGATGACGATGGTCCTCGCGTCCAACTCCGACCTGTTCTCGACAGGCTCCTCGGCCTACGCTCTGACGCGCGACCCAGTATCGCTGGCCGTCACGCTGACCGACCCCAACAGCCCCTCGGCCGCTTGGAACACGGTTATCACCTGTACGCAGGCTCAGTTTCAGAACGTAAAGCGCACCCGGGGCAAGGAGTTTGTTGAGTTGGAGGTGGAATTCACGGCCAACGCGAACACCACTGACGGCGGCGGCGCGGGCCTTTACTCGCCCATTCAGTTCAGCATTACCAACGGCGTATCTGCTGGCTACTAAGATTTAGCCAACTAAGACAGGGGACTCATGCCAGCAATCAACCTACCAAATGACGTTTCGGCCATTATCGCCACGCGCGCGGAGTTGTCGGAGCGTAGCGTCAGGGCTATCGCCCGGTCATTTATGGCCGCCGGGGCCACGGTTTCCAAGATGACCTCGATGGGATTCGTGGAGACTGACCCCTCAACGTGGGGTGTCTACAACCAATTGGCTGACGAGGACATCGAATCGGTCAATGCGTACCAGTCCGTGTTGATTCTGAACATGTTGAAATCGTGGAGCCGCGGGGACCTCCCCACCGCCGATAACGTCCAAGACCTCCCAAGCGCGCTGTACCAAACTCTGGCCGCGGCCTGCGCGGAGGAGTTCAACCGCACCCTTGAGTTTGGCCCGGATGGTGCGAACGACCCAAAAGCGCCTACAGACGCCTAGCGCGGCTCCGCGGATTCATCGCCGGGAAGGGCTCCGAGCCGGACCCGGAGTTGGCCTCAACGTTTCGCGAGTACCTATTTCGCAAGAAGTTTGGGGTGACTCACGAGCAGTACCTTGACGAGCCCAGCGAACTGATTGACTGGTTGATTAGTATTGACTCATTGGTCGAGGAGGCTCAACGTGGATAGTTTCAACATGAACGTGGCCGGAGTCAGTGAACTGAAAGACGCGCTAGATGTTCTTTCCACTGGTTTCGACAAGGCCGCCCAGCGCATTGTTGAGAAGGCTGGCGCTATCATCGGCGGACAGGCCAAGAAGGAGTTTCGTGGCTCTCGTCAGGCCCCTCCGAGCCCGCCGCGGCCTACGCTCCGCACCGGCAACCTCCGGAACTCCATTGAGGTCAGGGAAGTCAGGCGCGAATCTATCGGCACTTGGTCCTCGAAAGTTGGCCCAACCGTGTTGTACGGCCGTCGCGTGGAACTTGGTTTCAGCGGGACTGTGCGCGGCTATACGACCAAAAAGGGCGTGGCCGTCGCGTCGCACCACCAGACCACTCGCCCATTCCCGTACATGGGGCCGGGATTCGACAAATCGCGTGACCGCGTAGTGGCTATGTACAACGACGAGTGGGCGCGGGTGGTCCGCTAATGGACGGATTCCTGCCCCCCGTAGTCATCGAAATCCTTGCGAGTATCAAGGATTTCAAGGCCAAGAAGGATGAAGTGCTCGGCGGCATGAAGCAAATTCAGGCCGAAGGAGCGACCACCGGGGACAAACTAAAGGCTGTCGGAAACAAGGTGGCCGACTTTGCTTTGCTGGGCGCGGCGGCCGTAGGAGTGGCGGCCCTGAAACTGGCCTACGATTACGGCGAAGCGTTGGACCAAATGGCCCGCTCGACCAACCTAACCAAGTCTCAAGTGGAGGAGGTTGCCCGGCTTGCGCTCCACGTCTCGACGGCTACCGCCACGTCAAGCACCGACATCGTTTCTGGCTATACCCAATTAGTCAAGGCCGGATTTAGTGTTGCGGACGCCACCACGGCCGTGGGAGCGGCGGCGAAGTTTGCGAAGGCCCAAAACACCAGCCTGAGCGACACCCTGACGGCGGCCATCGGTATCCAGAATCTACACATCGCCGGGACCAAAAACGTGTCGCAAACAATGGACATCTTCACGACCGCCATCAAGGGCTCGCAATTGACGGCCGACGATTTGACGCAATCCCTGTCCGGAAAGTCACTTGCGGCCTTTGCGGCCTACCACATTGACCTCAGGACCGCCATCACCCTCCTCGCGGGATTCGCGGACCAGAATCTCAAGGGTACGCGCGCGCAGGCGGCTCTCGGGACGGCCTTTGCCGCGCTGGAAAAGCCAATGTATTCCCAGACGGGCCACCTGTCTAACGCCGCTACGGCTCTGGCGAAACTCCACCTAAACCAGCAAACGCTGGCCGAGGAGGCGCGACAGCCGGGCGGCATGCTGACGGTGCTGAGGCAAATCAACACCGCTTGGGCCGAGAACGCCACCGCGACCCAGAAGGCTCAGGGAATCACAGCCTTTATGAACCAAATCTTTGGGGCCACGGCGGGCAAATCGTTCTCCAACCTATTGACCGAATTACCCAAACTAACCACGATGTTCAACAACATGGACAAGTCCGGCTCCAATGCCTCAGCATTCCAGCAGTGGCTCGCAACTCCGGCCGGAGCGGTCCAGAAGTTCAAGGTTGCCGTAGAGAACACCTTGACGAGCGTGGGAAATGTTCTGCTCCCGGACCTCACCAAGATGCTGAACGATGTGACCAATTTCGCCACGGCCCACCCGGGGGTTATGAAGGCCGCGGGCGTTGTCTTAGGCGGCATCGTAGCCGTCGCATTCGGTCAGAAAGTTCTCTCAGTCCTCGGCCCGCTCGCCAAGGGCCTCGGCAAACTGTTTGGGCTCGGAGGCTCCGGAGCGGGCGCGGGCCTTAGCCCGGCCGACAGCGCGAAGTTGTCGGATACAGCCACCTCCACCTCCGAGACGGCCGCAAACACGGCCAAAATCGCTGGGGCTACCGAGGTGATGAAGGGTGAGGAAGCAACTCAGGTAGCGGAGGAGGGGACCGCTGACGTGGAACTCCTGACCGCGGACATCGAACTAGCCAAGAATAAGTCTGGAAGCCTTATCTCAGACCTCGTAAAGGG